CTGTAGCTTAAATCCGTGTCGTATCGGTAGGTTATCTGGAAAAGTGACCGATTTAGCAGGTAATTCTATGTTTTCACAACATACTAATCCAGCAGGATCACCTGACGGAGGGATTATTCATTATATTAAACTTGATACAGCGTTGACCTCCTTTACTCCCGCGGGTAGCCCAGTTTCCTTTATAAGCGGGACTACGGCCATCCCCGATGCAAGTGGAACTTTCACCACGGCTTTCCCTATGGACAAGGACGCAGTTGAGTTGTATTTTTATTCTGCAGGCCACACAGTGGACGCCTCAGGTCCAGATGCACTCAATACTCCTACGGTTACGGTTGGCACTCAATCGGGTATAGCTACCACTGACAACACGTATCGTCAAGGGGATTTCCCTCGTATGATTGTTGAATTTGTTGTTATCTCTAGAGATTAATCTTCATCACTATCCAATAAATAACCTTTGATTGGAGCTTGTACTGTAAAGACAGGCTTCCTAGGTCCTCGTTTTCTTGAATTGATTCGTCTTTGCACTTCTTCATTACCAACTTTACGATAATGAACTACATCCGCCCAAAATTGAATAATAGAGGGCACTATCGACAACCACCACGATACATCTCGTCTTACCAACGTGCATTCATAACGCTTTATATGCCACCATTTTACTTCGTGTAATAATTGGTCGCTCGTTAAAGAAGCCAATACCTCGCGTTTCCAATCTAACAATACATTCAAGGGAGCTAACCACGGAGAATACTTATATTCAATCGTATCGTTTTCTTTATAGGCTATCACCAATCCCTTGGGATATCCATTTTTTGTGTATCCGTGTTGAATACCATATGTTACTAAACAATCGGCTTCATATTCAGTGACATCCGCATATTCCTCTAGTTTCACTTGAAAGAAATCACATTCATCCAAGTCACACACCTCTAATTGACCTTGCATCTGCATCCAATAATGACGAGGGACTTCGTGGGTAAAGTTACGTTTGGGAGGACACTTGATTTCCAACATACGACCCTCATATCCATTCGGAGATCCAATATCACAAATCCCATCGGGAGAAGCTCCAAATACCGATAGCTTGGGGTGAGGTATGAGTCCAAATTCAACGATACTTACCCCATATAAATGTTCATAATAACGAGTCGCAACCGGTTCATATTTAACACCCCACTGCATAATATCTTGAGAAGCCTTGGAAATCTCGGGTTTTTGGCTTGTCGTTTTACTCATCAACAATCCATCTCGCGTTTGAAAATGACCCTTACCCAGTGCATCGGCCAAAGAACTTGCGGTCAATAAATTTTCTCGTATTTGATACCATTCGGGTGAACGTTGTTCGGGTAATTCCAAGGTCTTTAGTTGAATCATATTTTCGTGTAGAATCTGTCTTCGTGACTGTAATTTAATGATATGTTCTAACGAGGTTGTAAACCATTGATCTACAAATAAATCCATATAATACGAATGATCGCTATCAAGTTGTATTTCAGTTTTACAACGCTGTTTATAGTCTTGTTTGACACGATCCATCGCTACATTAGATAAATTTCTAGTGACCGATAATTCAGTTAATGTTTTCTCTAACTCTTCTGTGTTAGAGGTAAAGAAAGATTCAATCAAATCAGCTTTAGTTTGTTCCATACTGTACTACTAGTAGGACTTAGTTTTTTAAGTATCAATCAAATTTATTTAGGGGATAACTACATCTAGGGGATAACTACTGCGATCATAAAACAAACCCGGTGCCATATACGGTTGTGTGTATTCCGTAGCAGTAGAATTGTGATAGGAGATACATCTCTGACCATCTAATTGTTCACAATAGGATGGGGATTCAATGGTAGGTTGTTCCGGGGTAAAGTACATTTCAAGATATCCTGTAATACCCTTTGTATCATAATTATCCTGAGACGCTTTGGTAAAGTTGGCCGGAAAGTAATTTCTCAATACATTACTCACCGTCAAAACTTCTTCTAATTTATAATTCTTGCTATCCATCTGTCTCGCATCTACCGAAATCAGAGCATCTTGAGACCGATAGGTATCGTCTAATAAGGAACGAACATTCTCCGAAAAGTTATTCTCATTTAACAAAATACCGGTGTGTTGATAGACAATATCATATCGTTTTACCACGTTGGTATTGGAAGCCGGGTTGACCGAAATATAATTAATATACAACTCTTGATTCAAATCAACTACATCCAAAATAACCTTGACAGTATAATGATTATTCATAGAATGTAACGTGGCATCAATTATATGACGAGTATTACCTAGAGAATCGCGTTGTTCATAAATATTGTTGATTTCTTGAACCTTGAATAATTGATCCGTGATATTGTACGTGGCTTTGAAGATTTCATTGAGCAACTCAGTAAAGAGTTTCTTTTGAGAGACATCTATCGTATATTTCACGTACAAATTGACTTCACAAGCACCTTCTAAAGATATCTTATTTCCACTTGAATATTGTTTCAACACATCATACAATAGGTGCGACGGTTGAGCCAACCCGCTAGTATCTTTAGTTGGTGGTGCACTATTCAATTGACTCAAATAAACTAAATACACCACGACAACACAAAAAATTAATATTGCTAAGTTATTCATTATATATATGAACTAGATTATTATTCATCTTTCAATTCAAATAATTCTCTGCGATCATTGATAAACTTGGAAATAAACCGATGAGTAATATCCAATTGTTCACGACAACGAGCTCCCGTGATAATCACTTCACCGCTCATAAAGATAAGTATAGTAATTCGTTTACATTGTCCATCTCCCAAACCACACCCTTTACCCGTACACATTTGAGAACATTGACAAATACCGTGATCGGTTGATTGATTGAAATAATATTTGATATTCACACCGGGATAAATACACGGTTCATAGGATGAATACATTCCGTGTTTCACGATTTCACGATGAATGACATCTCGTTTCACACGATAGCCTAGAGAAAAGTCACTGTTAATCATCACTGTGTCAAAGGGCTTTGTTTCAATTTGAGTATGAGTTAAAATCTTAGAATCGGTTGATAAATCTGTTTTGACTAAATACGGGATCAACATTGAGAGAACTTTATCACCGTGAGTCTCGTACTTTAATCCAGTCATTTGAATCTTTCCATTATTGAATAATTTGACATTCACCGACTTTTCACACATCACGTGAAGAGTCACCTGATTAAAGAATGATTTTTGCTTTTTAGGAATACGGGATTTACGTTTTGCTTTCTTAGATGTTCCCTTGGTTTCTGAACCGTGTTGTAAATAAGTAATTAACTCATTCGGTTGTATTTCCTGATATAAATTGGATAAATTGATATCAGAATTAATAGATGAAATGGCGGTCATCGTGGAAATGCGTAGTTGATTCATAGTTTAACTAGCGTTAAGTGATGCGTAGCCTTTAAGTGGTAAAATCAAATTTAATGCGTTTGCTTAATCAATTCTTCAGTATAGCGAATATATCTCAATAATCGCGATTTAGTCATATATTTATCTATATGTGTTGTTAATCTTTGTAAGGATACATCTGGATTCAAAAAACGATAATGTAAATACAACATACACCAAGCGATACACGCACCGGTGTACACATCTAATCTAGCTTGTAATCCTCGTTTAGGTTCGTATTGTTTGGGAGGAATATAACGATAACCCCGAAAATGTGTACTTACAAATTGTTTGACTCTTTCTGAAACTCGTACATAGCCCGTAGGGATATCTTCTAATTCACTCATAGAAGAATAGTTCCCGTGAGGTTCAAATAACTCAATGGTCTTTTGTTTGAGATCCAATAAAAGGACATTGGCGTGAGCCCCTATACTCGGAACCAATATGTGAATCGGTATCGGTAAAAAACGATATTTCTTACATTTCCGAATACTTTGTTTGAATTGTTTCATAGATACGGCTTCATTGTAGGGTTTTATCGGTAGAGTGTTTTGTTGACTATTGAATCCAGTAACTAACATAGTGATTAATCCTAATTTATCCGAATCCACTACACACACCCTAGACCGTATTACCGGATCGCGTGCAACCAATTGTTCAACAAATAAAAATAACGAAGACCAATTCTGAAAATGATATTCCACGTCTCCTTCACTCGCTTTGGCTCCTAAGCTACGTTTATTTGCCAAGGGAACATTTTGAATCTTAGAAGTAGCTTTTCGCTTTGTTTTTCGCTTTGTTTTTCGTTTTGTTTTGAATACCATATAGTAGAGTAGATTATTTATTCTTTCTTTACAATGGTTGGTTCGGTAGACTGTTCAGAACACGTGGTTTCTTCGGTAACACTTTCTTTCGGAGCAGGACAATCCGAACATTCGCTAACTTGCTTTGCTGGTGGAGCCCCCATAACCTGCATCATTTTCATCAGATCCATATTACCAAATTCTTCTTCATCCGAGACTTCATCCTCATCTTCATCCTCATCTACCAACTGCTGAACGACACGATCGCGATTCATATCATCCGATGGACAGTACATAAATGTCAAACATTCCATTGCATCTCGGAGTGTATCACGATCCATTGTAAAGCAATAGCCCCCTTGGATCATCTTCAACACAACCTCAACCATACCCTCATAATCCTCAACTGTTTCTCCCGATTGTTTCACAAAATTATGAATCGTATCATACAATTCATCTGAAGTCACTTTCTTCAAACTAATCATTATACTGGATGGAATATATAAATCTTTTAAAACGAACGCATCAATACTGATTGGAAAATATATCATTCAATACTTTCATTGAAGGTCGGAATCCGTGTTGTGTATCCAACAAATCCATACAAAACTTCTTTGTCATTTGTTTAGATTCCACCGCCGATTGATACGATTTAACCACGTCAATTTGTTCTTGTGTATATTTCTTAGATACTGTGGGATCTCTCTCCACAAATTCATAGCTTAATACGCGTCCGACCGAAGTTTCTGTCCATCCATCAATACGTAATCCACCGTAAGTCACCTTACTATGACATTCTTTACACAAGGGTACTAAATTGTGATGTTTATTTTTATGATGATGATCAATGACATTGTGTTGATTCGCTAAACATTGTTCTTTAATATGATGTGTTTCTTGGGCTTGAGAACCACATACTTTGCATTCATCCATAAATATTTCAGGGTGATAACAGGATGTCTTTGAATTGAGTAATTGAGACGATTCAGTTAGTTGATGAAGGATTTCATTGGACTTGGCTATAAATTCTACAGGTAATCCCATCGCCTCACACACCTTGAGTCCATAAATCGCTGGACCGGGTCCTTCGCTCAGCTTACGATTATACTTCAAAATACCACCTTCATACACTATCTTCAAATGATAAATACGAAGCGTGGTTAATTCAGATAAACTAGACAGTTCATTTAATTGATGAAGATGAGAGGTTATCATAAAACTAGCTCTTTTACGAGACAACCACTCCAAGCTTGAGGATACAATCGATAATGCAGACAATGTTTCGGTTCCAGAACACAATTCATCGCCTAGGATAAGAGAGTTTTCATTAGCTAATTGAAAAATAGAACGCAATTCCATCATTTCCACGGCAAAGGTTGATTGAGACCGAAATAAATTATCATTATTAAGGATACGAGTAAATATCTGAGTGTAGGGTTTGTAGGAAAAGGATGAGCAAGGTACATAGAGACCCGCCTGAGCCAATATCACAGCGAGTCCCAATGATTTCATCAGAGTGGATTTACCACAGGCATTGGTCCCAAACAATAAAATACCCTCTTGAGATGAACCATCCACTCCCAATTCAACATCATTGGGAACATATTCCGTTGTATCACTTATAATTTCAACTATAGGATGACGAATGTCTTTCGCCACAAAACAACTTTTGGAATTCTCCCGAAACGTAGGCTTGCAATACGAACGCTCAATGGCTATCTTTGCACCAGAACACGATACATCTATATCAGCCAATAACCTATGAAACTTTTGTAGAGTTGAACCATATTGATGATAAAGAGTTTCCATAGTTTGATTCCAATACTGTTGATTCAATTGTTTCAGCTTATCCCCGACACCATCTAACTCCTGAGTCAATTGTTTGATTTCTGGGGATTCAATATAGGCGTTGGATTTATCTTTGGATCTGAAAGTAAAATCACCCGTATTGATTTCATAAATTATCTCATCCTTGTGTCGCACATTCACACAATGATTCGGAAAATTCTGAAACCTCGTACGTAGAATTTCAGAACGCTTTTTAGTACAATACAGTGAATGTCCTTCTCTGTCATTGTTTACCACCTTACAGGCATTCGGAGCCTCAATGATTCCATTGAGACGCGTTTGAATACACTGAAGATGTTCCGTCGCTCGTATCCGTGTTTCCTCTATCGCATCTAACTCAGGGTAAACTCCGGATTCAAAGTATGATTTCGGTAGAGATTGATTGAGTGTAAAATGATGGAATTGAAAGGTTTGTTTGATTTGTTTCCAAAATTTACGATACTCATCTATCAAACATCGTTCCTTTTCATATAATTGGAGTAATTCTGGGTGAGAGTCTAGTTCAGCTAACACCCGATTCACAAATTCATACGACACTTTCAATTGAAGAAATTCACTCGGTTCAATCATACCTAAACCCATTTTACGAAGAGTCCTATCTAGGTCGTGAATCTTACCCATATTTCTCCGGATACGTTTATAAAACTCATTCTTTTGACATACTTCAATTTTGGTGTATCGCTTGGTTAACTCATCGGTATCAATGATAGGATACAACAATCGTTCTTTGAGAAGTCGTTTCCCTCCCATAAATCCACACTCATTACAAATAGAATACAATGATTCGTGTTTCCCTTGATAATACGAATAATTATTCACCACATTCAATTGTCTTACCGAATTGGATGTGAGAGTCAAATGATGAATATCGTCAATCACTTGAGGTACATCAATATTTCGTAGAATATCCACTTTATGATCATATATATATTGAAGCATATACACGTAGGATACACGTAATTCATTCTGAGTTACCAAATTCAACTGTTCAATGGGAGACAACATAGTTTGAAATTGAAAGACTTTTTGAAACAATTCATTTTGATAGGCGATGGTTTGAAAGGGATTCTTTGAATAATGATTTACCCGAACCAAGGCCCTATGAACGTCCCACTTGGATTCAATCTCTTGTAGTGTGTAAGACAAATTATGTAATTGAAATAAACACTCTTTGGGTGAATAATAATTGATAAATCGATTCAGTTCATCGCACCAGTAATTCGGATCCGAATTCGGAGGTATTTGATATACGTAATTCTCTCCCGTAGATACATCCATCACCGAAATACCCACAGAGTGCCAATTTTGTATTTTCTCAATATAAATAGACATCATATAATTGGATGTATCTTGGCTATAGG